CTCTTTATACGAGTTCTGCAACTTTAAATGGAAACACAACAGCCTATGCTACAACAAACGAAGTTGGTGCATCAGGCACATACGCAGCAGGTGGGGCAACTTTGACAAGTCCAACCATTGGCTTAACTAAATCTAGTGCAACAGCTTCAACAGCTTTCGTGGATTTTGCAAATGTAAGTTTTACATCAGCAACTATTTCTGCTCAAGCAGCTTTGATCTATAATAGATCGTCAGCTAACACTAATGCAGCTATCGCAGTTTTAGATTTTGGTGCAGTAAAAACATCAACAAACGGTACATTTACAATCGCATTTCCAACCAATGATGCATCAAGTGCTATATTAAGATTATCTTAATATAGGAGGTCATTACCATGGCAGATGCTTGGAATGAGGGCACGTGGGGGCAAGGCTTTTGGGGACAACAAAGTTCCGTAACAGTTACCCTTACGGGTGTCTCCTCTACATTTGCTTTAGGTACCGAGTCAGTTGTTGCTGATAGTTTAGTCACATTAGACTCATTACAATTAACTTCAGCTGCAGGAACAGCCGCAGCTGAACAAGAATCCGTATTCACCTTTACTGGTGTTTCATCTCAATTTAATTTAGGTACTCCAAGCGTAGAAGAAGGCGCAGGTGTTACTCTTGCAAGTTTATCAGTATCCTTTGCAGTCGGGGATGAAACAGGATCAGGAACTGTTGATGCAGGTTGGGGTAGAAACACTTGGGGTTCATTTGCTTGGAATAATAATATAACTCAAGAGGTTAGTGTCACTGGTGTGACCATGACCTCAGCTCTAGGCACTACAACTCAAGAAGTTGGAACAGGTGTTATTGTTTCAGCTACAGGTTTAGAAATGACAGGTGCTTTAGGCACCACATCACAAATAGGCACCGCGGTAGAAACTCTTGACAGCTTAACGATAGGTGCGGCTTTATCAGGAGCTTCTGGAATTACTGGTGAAGGTAATGTTGGAGTAATAGCTCCTTCTGATCAATTAGATTTTTCAATAGGTTCGCTGTCTGTTACGGGCTCATTAGACGTATTACCTACAGGAGTAACTATCACGTCAGCTTTAGGCACAGCAGTTGCAGAAGCAGATGCATTAGTTACACTAGGTAGTCTATCTAGCAGTTTTTCATTAGGTACAGAGACAGTAGAAGTAGGTACAGGAGTAATAGTTTCTGTATCTACTGTAGCTTTAACATTCGCTGAAGGCACCACTACACAATCGGCGGGAGCAACTGTAAATGTAACAGGGGCAGATTTAAGTATTATTTTAGGTAATACTTTTGAAACTCCTTGGGCAAATGTGGTTACTGGTGCAAGTAATACATGGACAGAAGTTGATGCAGCTTAAAACACATTTTGTAGATAGTGATATTGTAAAAGAATTATTAGATACCTTAAATTTTTTTGAGGATATGATGCCTGAGATAAATACAGCTGTAAGCCCTAATGTTTGTTCTGAAAATGCTTATCATACTGGCAATATATTGAGTCATGATAATTGCACACATTTTAAAAATAAACTTAAAAAATACATAAAACATCAAGGAAAAAACTTAGATTTGTTTCATATTCATTTAATACACTTTTATGATTTAGGATACGAAAGAGCTCACGATCATAAAAAAACAGAGGATTATTCTTTTGTGCTATACTTACAGGATTCAGAGGATGGACATACGTGCTTTGAAATTGACAATAAAGTTGTTAAGGTAAAACCAGAAAAGGGTAAATTAGTGTTCTTTCCTAGTGATATATGGCATTGGGGAGAACAGAGTTCGGGTAAAAAAAAGATTGCTGTAGGGGCACTAAAATGTGTTGATTGACACATTAAAAAATATATATTTTATGGAGGTAAAAAATGAGTAGTACATATTCAAGCAGATATTTATTAGAATTAATGGAAACAGGTGCTAATGCTAACACCTGGGGTACAAATACAAATAATAACTTAAATGTTATTGATGCATTTTCTACAGGATATGTATCAAAATCAGTTGCAGGATCTGCAAATATCACCCTTACTACCACCAATGGTAGCTCTACAACTGAATCAGCTAATAAAAACATAGAATTAACAGGGACTTTAACAGGAGATATTGTTGTATTTATCCCTGCAACAGAAAGCACATATAATTTTTTTAATAATACAGCAGGATCACAAACTCTTACTATTGCGGCTACAGGACATACTGCTAATGGCGTTGCTATTACACAGGGTGCAAAAACAAGTGTGTATTGTGATGGATCTTCAGATTTTAATATTGTTAAATTTGCATCTACAGATGCAGCTGTATTAGATAAAGGAACTTTGCCAGACGGTAGATTTCCTGCAACTTTACCTGCAGCCTCTGGAGTAAATTTAACCGCACTCAATGCATCTAATCTTGGATCGGGAACAGTACCTAACGCTAGACTAGACGCACAACTTCAAGATATTGCAGGATTAGCAACAACTGATAGTGCTATTATTGTTGGAGATGGTGCTAATTTTGTTTTAGAATCAGGTGCAACAATGAGAACCTCTTTAGGTTTAGGCACAGGATCAGATGTACAATTTGACTCTTTTGGAGTTGGAACTGCAGCTTCAGGGACAACAGGTGAAATTAGAGCAACAAATGATATCACTGCTTTTTATTCTTCAGACGTTTCTTTAAAAGAAAATATACATAACATCTCTTCACCAATGGATAAGGTACAAAATTTAAATGGTGTCTTGTTTGATTGGAAACAAGATTACATAGACGGCAAGGGCGGTGAAGACGGTTATTTTGTTCGTAAGAGAGATGTAGGTGTTGTAGCTCAAGATGTAGAAAAAGTTTTACCAGAGGTCGTAGGCACAAGACCGGATGGTGTCAAAGCCGTCAAGTATGATAGATTATGTGCTCTTCTAATAGAATGTGTAAAGGACTTACAAACTCAAGTAAATGACATCAAGAAGGGAGAATAACGAATGACTACACCTTCAGGTCAAATTAGCTTAGATCAAGTCAATGCAGAATTAGATATATCTGCAGGAACTCAAATAAACATGGGAGCCACAGCGGTTCGTGCTTTAGCAGAAGTGCCTTCTGGTGCAATTGCCATGTCTAATCTACAAGGTAAATCAAACGCACAGTTTATAACTGCATCTGGTGGATCAGAATCCACATCAGGTGATTTTAAGATTCATGTATTTAATGGTAACGGAACATTCACAGTCAATGCAGTCGGAAACGAAGCTGGATCTGACACAGTTGATTTTTTAATTTTAGCTGGAGGTGGATCAGGCGCTAACATATTAGGTGGTGGCGGTGGTGCAGGAGGAAGAAGAATATCTTTTCCTAATCCTGGTACTGGTGGTCAACCTGTAAGTGCTACGGGCTTTCCCATAGTAGTAGGTGGCGGTGGTGCTGCTAGTAATGCATTTAATTCTAATATGAGATCAAGTAACAATGGTAGTCCCTCATCAGCTTTAGGCTTAACAGCGACCGCAGGTGGCGGTGGCGGTGTTGTTCAAGGTCCTGATAGTGACGGAAAAAATGGCGCTCCTGGTGGATCAGGCGGTGGCGCAGGTCAGGGTAGTCCTGGTGGTGGAACATCTCAACAAGGTAATTCAGGTGGATCTGCACAGGCTGGCGGTGGCGGTGGAGCGGGTGCTTCAGGAACAAATGGTCAACATCCAAGTCCTCAAGGCGCACCAGGTGGTGCGGGTGCATCAAGTAATATTACAGGTTCTTCAGAAACTTTAGCAGGTGGGGGTGGAGCCTTTGTGGTTAATTCAGGTGGAACTCCCGGATCTGGTGGATCAGGTGGTGGAGGTAATGGTGCAAGAGGTCAAAGTCCTGCAGCGGGATCAGGTGCACAAGGTAACACCGGTGGCGGTGGAGGTGGGGGTATGAACGCTCCTGCAAACCAGAGAAGTTCTGGTGCTGGCGGAAGTGGTAAAGTTGTGATAAGGTATAAGTTTCAGTAATGGCACATTTTGCAAAATTAGATTCTAATAAAAAAGTTATAGCTGTAGAAGTCGTAGACAATACAAATCTCTTAGATGGTAATGGAGATGAGCAAGAATCCATCGGAATACAATATTTAATAACACATACGGGTTGGAGTGATTGGAAACAGTCATCATATAATACTCGTGGCGGTAAATACTATGAAGCAGATAATACTACCTTAGGTGATCAATCAAAAGCTTTTAGAAAAAATCATGCGGCTTTAGGTATGTCTTATGATGTAGCCAGAGACGCATTTGTTTCTGACGCACCTGCTGCTAGTTGGACATTAAATGAAACATCCTGTTTGTGGGAGCCTCCAGTAGCCGAACCCACAGTTAGAGAAGATGAGAGTGGTAATACGTATACTCTTGATTGGGATGACGGTAATCAAAGATGGTTAGCAACTATTGGTAGTAATGAATACCAATGGGATGCATCTAATTTACAATGGGTTGCTCTATAACCTTTTATGAAACGCACAACACATCTCAACTCACAAAAAATTATCTCTGGTTTTCTTCCCAAACAATTGAATTTTGATTACAAAATGGTTAAGGGCCATCTAGATAATTTTTATAAATTACATTCCCTTAAGGGTAATAAAGATAGTTTTTTTAATTTAGAATTTAATAACTATATAAATTGGTTAAATCATTACGTAGATAATGGATTGTTATCTTACCATGATATGTTTGTATTTCCTGTAAACTGTCAGGGTTATAAACATAATAGTGATAAGGATTATTATTCATTTGAAACGGATGATCTTGATACTTGTCCAGAGCTTACCTTAATATTACCTATCGATAAACAAATAGAGGTAAATTTTAAATATCATCACGGCAGACTTAAAAATTTAAAAGGTAAACTCACTATACCTGTAAAACATTACATAATAATAAATAGTGACATAAAATTAAAAATTAAATCTGATGAGGAGAATATGTGTTTAATATCACATTTTCAATTCGACAGAAAATAAAGGATTAATGAACCTAGAAAATTATTATTATTATTTTACAGAAGCAGTACCTAAAGTAGTTTGTGACGACATTATAAGATATGGTGAACAACAAGATCAAAGAATAGGTGTTACAGGTTCAACAAACCATACTGAGCTTACAGAAAAGTCAAAGAAAAAATTATTTAAACAAAGAAACTCTTCTATTGTATTTATGACAGATCCATGGATTTACAATCAAATAATACCCTACATAAACGAAGCAAATGCTAGTGCTGGTTGGATGTTTAAATTAGATAGACCTGAAAGTTTACAATGGACTAAGTATGCAAAAAGTCAACATTACGATTGGCATATGGATTCTTATCCAAAAGCCTATAACAACAATGAGTATAATGGCTTAGTTAGAAAACTTTCTATGACTCTCACTCTTAACGATGGTGACGAGTATGAAGGTGGTGACTTACAATTTAATAGAAATAGTCCTAATGATAAAGAATTACTTACAAACTCTAACGCAAGAAAAAAAGGCACTATAACTGTCTTTCCGTCTTTTGTGTATCATAGAGTTACACCTGTCAAAAAAGGCACAAGATATTCTCTTGTTGCATGGGTGTTAGGTAAACCGTTTGTATAAGGAGCACACATGAATAAAAAAGTACAAAAAATAATAGAAGGAACGATTGATCATTTTGCAAAGCAAAATTATATAATTATAAATGATGCTATACCTTATGAGGTTGCAAGTTTTCTAAATACATACTTCATAAATAAAAGAAATGTTGCTAATCATTTATTTAAAACAAAATTAATATCACCTTTTGAAGAAACTTGGGGACATTGGAATGACCTACAAGTGCCAAAAACTTATTCTCATTATGGTGACGTTGCTATGGACACTTTATTAGAGCGTGTTCTACCCATAATGACTAAATTCACGGGTTTGGATTTAGTACCAACTTATTCATATGCAAGAATTTATAAGTATGGAGATGAATTACATAGACATAAAGATAGAGAATCTTGCGAAATATCATGCACAGTAAATTTAGGTGGAGAATTATGGCCGATATATCTTGATCCTACAACTCAAGAAGGTAATGAGGGCACAGAAGTAAACCTAAAGCCAGGTGACATGTTAATTTACAAGGGATGTAAGCTTGAGCATTGGAGAAAACCTTTTGAGGGTAACTCATGTACACAAGTTTTCTTACATTACAATGATAGAAATGGTAATTTTTCAGAAGAGAATGTATATGATACAAGACCTTTACTAGGATTACCCGCATACACAAAGAGATAAAATGATAAAGCCAGAACAATTAAGAGAAAAAAATTTTAAATTATTTTTAGGAATGCCTATGTATGGAGGGATGTTGTCTGAAGCTACAATGCATGGATTGCTACAACTGCAACAATGGTCTTACGAAAGAGGCATTGGGTTTAGATTTCAATCTATGGGTAATGAGAGTTTAATTACAAGAGCAAGAAATACAATAGTATCAATGATGATGGATCAACAAGATTTTGTAGCCACTCATTTATTATTTATAGATGCAGACATTGGTTTTTCTGCACAAAACATTGAGAGATTACTTTGCTCTGAAAAAGATGTTGCTTGTGGTGTTTACCCAAGAAAACATATTTACATAGAAAAAATTAAAAAAATTTTAGAAGAAACACCAGATGCTACACCTGATGAAATAGAGGCAAGAGCTTTGGGTTATAATATTAACTTTGACGATCCTAACGATCTTAGAGGTGAAAATGGTTTTTTCAAAGTCAATGAAGCTGCAACAGGAATGATGTTAGTCAAAAGACATGTTTTTAGAACTATGTTTAAAAAGTTTCCTGAAAGAAAATATGATACAGATCAAATTGTTAATGGCACACATTATAAATCAGACAATTGTTATGATTTATTTGCGGTTGGTCCTTACCAAACACTTGATCAAAAAAGATATTTATCTGAAGATTATTATTTTTCAAGATTGTGGACAGAGCACTGTGGAGGCGAAATATGGGCTGATTTAGCGATGCCCCTAACACACTTTGGCAACAGAGCTTACAAGGGTCATGTAGGATCGTTAGTTGCTCCTAAAAAGAAATGATCAAGACTAGGATTATACAGAATAGATATAATGATCTTAATAGTGTTTTTGTTTATGAAAACTTTCTTGATGATGATTATCTAAAAAAATTACAACAAAAAACTTTTGATATAACAAAAAAGGACATAATGAAAAAGTCTACAAACGTTAAGGCTACTATGACTAATTGGAAAGATGTCTTAAAACATAAAGAGTATCAAGATCTAACAACAAGAATTATACAAATACTTGATATAACCATACAATTAAGAAGTCCTTCTTGTGATAATTTTGAATATATTATAGATGATTTTTGGGCGATGCGGCACCATAGAGGTGAACATAGTAATTTGCACATACATTTACCCTCTTTATTCTCAGGTGTTTTTTATGTCAAAGTGCCAGGTGATACATTACTAAAATTTAATAACTTTGATCATAGTGAATTAATTAAAACAAATACTTTATATTTATTTGCTAGTTCCATACAGCATGAGGTTTTTAAGCAACAATACGATGAGCCAAGACTATCTCTTGCTTTTAACGTATCTATGAAAAAGTTATGAAACCACCAAAAAATTTAATTGGACAATGGTATATTGAGAAGTCTATATGTGATGATATAGTTACATATTTTAATCAAAATAAAAAATATACAAATGTAGGTGTAGGAGCTGAAAAAAATTTAAAACCATTTGTTGATAAGTCTGTTAAAGATAGTCTTGATCTTGAAGTAGGTGCTTCAAACTTTGATGTATGTTTCAAGAGATATAGAAAATCATTACAGGCATGTCTAAAAGAATATTTTAAATTTTTTGAACACGCTAATAATATAAACAAGTTTGATATACATGAAGATTTTCAAATACAATATTATCCTGTTAATGGTGGATTTAAGAAGTGGCATTTTGAAAATACAGGTACTGAGAATAATGTCTTTAGACACTTGGTATTTATGACATACCTCAATGATGTTAAAGACGGAGGCACTGAGTTTTTATATCAAAACTACAAAACAAAAGCTGAAAAAGGCTTAACTTTAATCTGGCCCGCAGCTTGGACACATACTCATAAGGGTATAGTAAGTCCAACTAAAGAAAAGTACATAATAACTGGTTGGTATGCATTTGAATCTGTATTTAGAGCTTTAGTGCCAGTCAAAAACCTTTAGACTAAACAAATTTTAGGATATATATTACAATAATGCCCTTAGTAAATTTTAGACCCGCGCCTGGTATCAATAAAGAAGTTACCGATTATACAGGACAAGGTAAGTGGACTGATGGCGATATGGTTCGTTTTTTTCAAGGATCTGCACAAAAAATTAAGGGTTGGGAAAAGTTTATAAGTACAACCTTGGTTGGTGCCGCTAGAGACATGCATGCATATGTAGCCCTAGATGGCACTAGGTACAATGCAATAGGCACAGACAGAAAGCTTTATATTATAGAAGAGGGTAATGCTTTTGACATAACACCCATAAGAGAAACACAAGCCCTAACTAACCCATTTACAACAAATGGCACAGTTTCAGTAGTTGTAACTGACACGGGTCATGGCGCAAACAAGGGTGACTTTGTTACCTT